AATCATATGTTTTAATCGTATGACCTTTATCTTCACAGATTTTAATATCTCCCGGACTTAATGTAATTCCAGTAAGATCGGTATATTCACGTTGTTTCATTTCATCTAAGAAATAGCCGGGACCACAACCCAAATCTAAGATTTTAGCAGTTTTTGGAATATTTAGTGGATCAATATATTGAGTCACTACCTGAGAAGTAAGCTGTTTATGAAACTTACTATCACCTTCTTCATATATATGGGCTTGGTACAGGTATTCATTGTAGAATTTAAGTTTTATGAGGTCTAGGGTGTTATTAATATCAATCATACTACTATTTAGACACAGTTATTGATGTTGAATTTTTTTATTTTAGATAAATAAAAGTGTAGTTCGCGGAATTGGAGTTCCCAACTACTCTAATGCTTACAAGGAGCAATCAGCATGACTATTTATCGCAAAATATACGAACAAACCTATGGTCCTATACCAAAAGAACCAAATGGCAGAACTTATGAAATCCATCATCTAGACGGAAATCATAATAATAACGACCCAACTAATCTCAAAGCAGTGACTATACAAGAGCATTATGACATTCATTATTCACAGGGTGATTGGGCCGCGTGTTTATTAATAAGTAAAAGACTTAATATTTCACCGGACGAAACCTCTGCTATATCAAGACAAAATGCTTTAAAACAATTAGAAAACGGAACACATCCTTTTCTTATTCCTGGAGTAGGAACCAGAAGTGTTGTTAACGGGACTCACAACTTTTTTGGTGGCGAAGTACAACGTAAAAGTAATCAACGCAGAGTAGAAAATGGCACACATCATTTATTGAGAGAGAACAGCCCATATATACAAAATAAAACGCATCATTTTTTTGGAGGCAATGTTCAAAGAAATAATAATCTTACAAGACTAGCTAATGGAACTCACCCATCACAAGTTACATGGACATGTGAACATTGTGGTAAGATAGGACGGGGTAAAGCCAACTATACTAGATATCACGGTAATGCTTGTAAAAATAAATAAATTATTTTCTTTTGTAGCCTTTAAAGGGTTTTACAGTACTTTGAGTATTTGTACCAGGCAATTCTTCACTATCCATATCACCTTTATTTAAATCTATATATGCTAAACCGGCAGCTTTATATGCTAATTTAAGCATATCTTGTTCTTCTTTAGTATAGGGGTGTGTAGTGTTGTGTTTGCCTACCCAACTTTCTGCAGGCATTTCAATTGGATTTATACCATCACTACTTGCGACAGCCATCATTAAACGATTTAAATCATAGTTTCTATCATAGCTATCTATTTTTTTTGAAAAAATATTTAACCCACGAGTAGCCTGTTGTTGACGTTTAGATATTTTACCCATCTTAGCTTCGGATATAAATTCATTTGCTCTCATTTTCTTTTATATCCTTTAAAAGCTTTTACTGGTGACTGAGTTAATGTATCATCCATTTCATTGCTTCCGAATGAGCTTACTGATTTTTTGCCGGATTTTCCAACTTTCTGTAATGCTTGGTCAATAGTTTTACCAAGTTCTTTGTCAAACTCAGAGGAAACTACTTGTTGTTCTCCCCAACTAGTTTCTGCTCTAAACTCGGGCTTATGTCCATTTTGAACATCATCATGTCCGTTTTCACCTCTTACTGCGGCAATCGCTACACCAAAACGATATAACTCATAGAAGTCATTGTTCTTTAAATCTGGAATAACATAAGTGTTTGGAAGAGACACAGATGCTACTTCCAAACCATCATGTATATCAGATAATTTTTGCTCAGTAATGAATTCTTTTGCTCTCATTCTGATTCCGTCGTTAATATTAAATTGTTTTCAGTGCCTAATAAATAACCATTAGCATATCCATCTAATGCAATCTCAATTCCTGATATAACTACTTGATCTGGATAAGTTATATATGCCGCTATAAAATGTTCTATTCCTATATCTGCTAATGGATTTATCAAAATTCTAACATTACCAGCTGATACATCCATATTATATCTGCAAATAGCATTACCTCTAAACAATGTTGAATGTCCAGTGAATCTTACACCGGCTAGATTATTAGTAATACTTGCGGTCAATGTAATATTTTGCATGTCTGGTGTGCCAGAATCACTTGAACGTATTTGAAATTCACCTTGATAAAATTCTACTACAGGCACTTCAAATATAACTTGATTGGCTGTATTTCCCGAAGTATATGCAGTAGATGTAGTTGTAGTAGTAAGAAATAAATTACTAAAATTATTATTAATCTTACTAAATGCTGTTCGTAATGGATCACCATTACCGTCATTAGGACTTGCACCAATATTAATATATTCTTGGTTACGAAATGGTCCAATTGTTATGGTATTAGTGGTAGATTCTAATGGTTCTACATCACTAAATGTAGAGGATTGTGCTAATATAGGCTTAGTTACTTTAGCTTTTTGTCTAATCAATACCGGATTGTTTGCTCTACTATCAAATTTGTTAGTAATATATACATTTCCAATATTAAGATTATTAACATTTCCTGTAGGTTGGGTAGTATTAACTACTTCAACTAATGTCCCAGTTGGTGCTTCTGAATTAGAAATAGGTAACGTAAATAAGTTTGCAAGATTGTTGTCAAAAGAAGTACGTAATGGCTCACCGCTATCAGATGGTGAACGTTCGGCATCAATATTTTCTTGAGACATAATAAATCCTAATTTATATAGTATTTATCTAAAGTTTAACCAACTCTTGGGCTGTTGTATAATAACTTGACGCTTATTATTATGTATTTCTTGTAATGCTTTAATAGCTTGTATCTTAACTTCATTATCTGCACTTTTAGCCAATTCTGTTAAGGCAGCAATACGTGCGGCTTCTGCTACAGTAGCATCTCTACTTAATGACTTCTGAGCTTCTACATATGTAGAATAGTGATCATTTGATGCACATCCAACAAATAACAAACAAACCAATAATATGCTACTATTTTGCAATATTGTCATAGATTTTCTTTTGTGCATTATACCAATCTTGCCATCCATCTACTTTAGCGGAACATTCCCAATACAATGAATAGTTATGAACAACGACTTTCATCATTTCAGTAATAGCTACTTTGTCACCTTCAATCTTTTTGAGGTCTTCACACTTCTTCATTAGTTCAGGTGTAGCATTGGGGAACTTTTGAGTGACAGGAACTGTAGTAGAGCATCCTGCCAATAATAGAGCAATTAAGAGATATTTCATTTCTTTGTCTCCGTTGCCTTATTTAATTCTGCTGCCTGATTATGTATGTTTATCATTTCTTTAGGTACAGGGCAGTTTTCAATATACTTGATTACTTCTTCTCTCCTAATTCTTTCAGGGCCTTCTACTTCTTTAACTATTTCTTTTGTATTCCATCTATCAACATACTTGATAATATCACGACCCTTTTCACGGATCACTTTAGTATTTTCTACAATTTTTTCTTGTATCTCTATATTTTTATTAGCAGATTGTGCTTCAGCTTGTGCAACTTTAGCTTCCATTTCTTTAACTCTAAATTCCCACTCTTTATAGTCGGCTAAACCTCCCTCAAGATATACACCAAGAACTAACACAAATATACTAATTATTTGTATTGCTAATTTGTAGGTTTTAATGAAAGGAATAAATCCTAGGACGAATCCTGCTATTGTGCCCAAAATACCCAATCCAAAGATTGTATGTATTGCGGCTTCGGGTAGTATTGATAGTATCCACATAGTACCCTTATTTATGCTTTAAAAAATGATTTTACTTTATCTGTTATATATTGTACTTCATTATCCGTCAATTCCGGATACATGGGAAGACTTAATACACCTCTAGAAAGCATTACACTAGTACTTAACATGTCGGGTTTTGTTAAGTTCTTTGATGTAGGTAAATCTCCCAATACATATTCATAGTGAACTTTACTATCAATACCATTTTCTTTTAAATGTGATTGTAATCTGTTTCTATCGGACAAATACATCACAAACTTCTGATGTGCATGTGGGTCTTTAGTATCTGATAGACATGTTAACGGTAACTCTCTAAATTTATCACACCAATATTTTGCTATCTCACCTCTACGCTTTTGCCACTCATCAATATATTTTGCTCTAACTAGAATCTGGGCACAATCTTGTTCGCTCATCTTACTATTAGTTCCAGCATCATAAAAATAAGGTTTGTTATTATCTCGGTAACTTGAAGCATAAAGATATAACTTTTCATCATTGGTTACAA